GAACATCCGTTTGGAACTGGGTGGCAAGTATGGAGAGGTTGAATATTATAAATAAGTATATTGAGAAAATGTCTTATTATGCAAATCTTATAACAACATGACAAGGGGATTAAATGGCTAATCTAGTTTCGCCTGGAGTACAGGTAAAAGAAATCGATTTAACTAATGTCGTACCCGCTGTATCATCAACAATAGGAGCTATGGCTGGTTCATTCCAGTGGGGTCCAGTTGATGAAGTAACTACTGTTAGCAGCGAAACGCAATTAGTTGAAAAGTTTGGGAAGCCGTCAGCAGACACGTTTGAAAGTGTTTTAACGGCCGCTCAATTCTTAAGTTATGGCAACAATCTAAAAGTTGCCAGAGCTGTTGGAGCATCGGCACTTAACGCTACGGCGTCGGGTACTGGTATTCTAACAAAAAATAAAACTATATTTGACAGTCAAACGCCTGCAGCTGGGGACTGGGCACAAGCCCGTTGTCCTGGAGTTACAGGAAATGCTGTCGGAATAGCATATGCAACTGACCCAACAAGTTTTGCGGGGTCAAGTTGGTGGACTGACAATGTCGAGTCTGCACCCGGCACATCGGCCGGAGCCACAGCAGTAGGTGGTTCAAATGATGAAATCCACATCTTAGTATATGATTCAAATGGAACAATAACAGGTACAGCTAATAGCATACTTGAATATTGGACTTATTTGTCTCAAGCTAGTGATGTGAAAAGCTCTGATGGTACATCTTTATACTATAAAGATGTTATTAATTCAGGGTCAAAATGGGTCTTTATCGGTAATCATCCAGCAACTTTAACAGACGCTGGTGAATCAGCCACATCAAATGCATTTGTACGTGTTGCACACGCGTTTAATGAATTTTCTGGTGGAGCTGATGATAACGTACTAACTGTAGGTGAGACTACTACAGCGTTAGCACAATTTTCCGATGCAGAAACCATAGATGTTAACTTAGTGTTCCAATCAAACTCAGGTTTGAGTGCAGGTGATAATATTACACTAAGTAATTATATAACTGCTTTAACAACAGCAAGAAAAGATGCGGTAGGCTTTGTCTCACCAGAGAGAGCCGCTACAGTAAACGCAGCAGCACCGGCTACTACAGTAGCTACATGGAGAACTGCTTGTACCTCAACGTCTTATGGCTTTGCGGATTCAAGTTCACTTTATGTTTATGACAAATACAATGATGTATATCGTTGGATTTGTGCGGCAGGTTCCACAGCAGGACTAACAGCTAACGCTGATTTAGTCGCAGATGCTTGGTTCTCACCGGCTGGATTTACTCGTGGTAACGTTAGAAATGTTACTAAACTAGCATGGAATCCTAACCAAGCACAGAGAGATGCACTATATAAAACGGGTGTAAACCCTATAGTGACTTTCCCAGGTCAGGGTACGGTGTTATTTGGTGATAAAACAATACAAGCTAAACCAAGTGCATTTGATAGAATTAATGTACGTAGGTTATTTATTGTATTGGAGAAAGCGGTTAGTACAGCATCTAAAGCATCATTATTTGAATTTAATGATGAATTTACAAGGGCTCAATTTAGAAACATGGTTGAACCTTTCTTAAGGGATGTTAAAGGTCGTAGAGGTATTACGGACTTTAAAGTAGTATGTGATGGTACAAATAACACAGGAGCAATTATTGATACCAATAAGTTTGTTGCTGATATTTATATCAAACCTGCTCGTTCTATAAACTATATCACATTAAACTTTATCGCTACTAGAACTGGTGTGGAGTTTAGTGAAATTGCAGGAGGTAATTAAAGATGGCTATTTTAGGCGTAGATGATATGAAAGCCAAACTCGTTGGCGGCGGTGCTAGACCTAATCTATTCAAAGTAACAATGGCTTTTCCAAGCTATGTTACAGCGGATGTATCTTTAGCATCTTATATGTGTAAAGCAGCAACTTTACCAGCTGGCGCGATTGCATCAATTCCGGTTCCTTTTAGGGGTCGTAATTTGCAAATTGCCGGTGATAGAACCTTTGACCCTTGGTCAATAACTGTAATTAATGATACTGACTTTAATGTACGTAACTCTTTTGAACAGTGGATGAACGGGATTAATCAACACCAAGAGAATACTGGGTTAACACAACCAAGTTCTTATATGGCTGATATGATCGTTGAGCAACTGGATAAAGATGGTACAGTTAAGAAAAAGTATGATATTCGTGGCACATGGCCATCAGCTCTCGGTGAGATTGCTGTTGATTATAGCCAAGAAAATGTTATTGAGGAGTTCACAGTTGAACTACAAGTTCAATATTGGGAATCTAATAAGACAACGTAAATCATCATAATAACTTAAGGAGTGCCCTCGGGCACTCTTTCTTAAGTGTTATAAATAATATTTAAGAAAGAGTGTAAAGGATATTAAATGGCAAAAGACAACAATAGATTATTCGGTTTTAGCTTTAAAAGAAAAGCCGTAGACGATAAAAAGAAACCAGTATCATTCGCATTAGACAATGAGGATGGTGCATATGAAATTTCTCCCACTGGCGGATACTTCGGTCAGTATATGGACTTACAGGGAGATAGATTCCAATCAGACAGAGATTTAGTAATGAAATACCGTCAGATATCTTCTTACCCGGAAGTAGATATGGCGATTGAAGACATTTGTAATGAAGCTATTACAGAAGAGAGTGGAATTATTGTTAATCTAAATATGGATAACCTTGAACAAAAGGATAGTGTTAAGGAATTAATCCAAGATGAATTTCAAAGAATATTAAATCTAATTAATTTTAAAAATTCAGCATACGATTTATTTAGACGTTGGTATACTGATGGTCGTTTATTTTTTCATGTTATTATTAATGATAGCAAAATAGATGCTGGTATAATTGAACTAAGACAGATAGACCCGACTAGAATCCGTAAGGTTAAGGAAGTTGAAAAGGTTAAAGACCCTAAGACAGGAGCAGAGCTTACTAAAGAGGGAGATGAATACTACATATATCAAGATGAGAACCTAGTCCAACAAGGAGAAGGTTTAAGAATCCATACTGACTCTATTATTCAAGTTAATTCAGGTCTATTAAATGATGAACGCAATAAGGTTATTGGTTATTTGCAGAAAGCTCTTAAACCTTTAAATCAGCTCAGTATGATGGAAGACTCTCTAGTCATCTACAGGATTTCAAGAGCACCTGAGAGGCGAATATTTTATATAGATGTTGGTAACCTACCTAAAGGCAAGGCGGAAGAATACCTTAACAATACTATGAATAGGTATCGCAATAAGATAGTATATGACCCAACCACTGGTAATATTAAAGATGAAAGAGTTCATCGTAATGTTATGGAAGATTTTTGGTTACCTCGTAGAGAGGGTGGTCGTGGTACTGAAATTGATACTCTACCAGGTGGTGCAAATCTTGGCGAAATTGAAGATGTTCAATACTTCCAAAACAAATTATATAGGGCTTTAAACATTCCAATGAGCAGGCTACAAGAAGCTGATGCATTTTCAGTTGGTCGTTCCTCAGAAATTACTCGTGATGAGCTTAAATTTCAAAAGTTTATAGACCGAATTCGTAACAAATTCTCAGTAATGTTTTATGAGATACTAAAAAGACAATTAGTTCTCAAAAAGATTATTGTCCCAAGTGACTGGATTAATATAAGAGAAGGCATGCACGTTGAATACTCACGTGATAATTACTATGCTGAACTTAAAGATTCAGAGATTTTAAAAGAAAGAATAGAAACAATTCAGATGATGGACGAATATATTGGTCTGTTCTGGTCTAAAGACTGGGTACGCCGTAATATTCTTAAGTTGACTGATGATGAAATTAAGGATATTAACAAGCAAAACAAAGACGATCCATTGGAGCCTGGTGATATTAACCCAGATTTATCCAATGCACCGATATAATTATTCCTGAAAATAACATTATTATAAATACTATACAAGGATTATGAGTACAAGAAATTTAATTGATAACATAAAGAAGGGTGACGCACAAAAGAGCAATAATGTATTTAATAGCATTATGCATGACAAAATTTTGAATGCGTTGGATTCACAAAAACAAGAAGTTGCTTCACAGATGTATGGAGCATCAAATAATGATACTCCAGTAGCTGAGGAACCTGCTGCGGAGACAGTAGCAGGAGAAGAAGCAACAGATGTTGACGTTTAAAGAATCTTTTAATGAAGTAATAGAAGCTAAATTAAAATTACCCTCTGGTGAAAAGGTAATCAAGCAATTAACCAAGCTTGGAAAGAAAAAGAACGTGACTGCGGTCATTACTAGCAAGTTTAATCTGTATATAGATGGACAGAAGCTAGATAAATATCGTTCTGCAAAAGACGCCGAAAAGGCAGTCAAAGAATTCATCAAATTAATGGGAGCATAAATGAAGCTAATCACAGAATATACAGCCCACCAGCTGGGATGCGTTATTGAAGAAGGCACGGGTGGCAAGAAGAATACATTCTTAGAAGGCGTGTTTATGCAAGCAGAGAATAAAAACAAGAATGGTAGGATTTATACCAGGGAAGTTTTAACATCTGCCGTTGACAGATTTGTTAACGAAATGGTTATTACAGGGCGTGCAGTTGGTGAGTTGAATCACCCTGACAGTCCTTCCATTAATTTGGATAAAGTTTCTCACAGAATTACCGAACTTAATTGGGACGGTAATAATGTGATGGGAAAAGCACTTATTTTAGATACCCCTATGGGTCAAATTGTTAAAGGTTTGGTTGAAGGTGGCGTCCAACTTGGAGTGTCAAGTCGTGGTATGGGAAGTTTGGATTACAAAGATGGTGCCAATTATGTTAAGGATGATTTCATGCTTAATACTATTGACATTGTACAAGACCCATCAGCTCCTAATGCATTTGTAAATGGCATTATGGAAGGAGTTAATTGGGAAGATGATGGCGGAGGTCATTATGTTAAAGTCCAAGCATTTGAAAAAGGTGAGACAGAAGTGATAGAGTCGAAGGTTCGTTTTTCGGAAGAGAAACAAACTAAAGGTTTTGAGCATTTCCTCTCTGAACTATAATCTCTAAAGGAGAAAACAATGTCTGAAGTAATTAAAGACGAAGTTGAAACTGTAGACGAGGTTATTGTGGAGGATACGCAAGTAGAAGCTCCGGAATTAGATATTCCAGAAGCGCCTCTAACAGCAGCTCGTACAGTATCAGCAATACAAGCTTCTTTGGCTGAAATGTCTAAAGAGGGCCTTGACGAAATCTTTGAAGCAGCGGAAAAAGCTAAAGCTAAAGCAGCTAAAGTGGAAGACGATGAAGAAGAAGAGGACGATGAAGGCGATGAAGACGAAGGAGATGTAGAAGTAGAAGGTAAAGACTCTAAAAAGGAAAGTAAAAAATCCAAGAAAGAGGCTAAGCAGGACGAAAAGGAAGACCTTAAAAAGGAAGACCAACCTGACAACAAGACAAAACCATTGAAGAAGAAGAAAGCTAAGGCTGACGACGGAAGCGAAGGTGATGTGATTGAGAAGAAAGGTAAATTTAAGGAAGACCTAGACGCACTAGTTAAAGACGAGGACACATTGTCCGAAGGCTTTAAAGAGAAAGCTGCTACTATCTTTGAAGCTGCATTAAATTCAAAAGTCAATGCTGAAACAGCAAAATTGGAAGAAAGATATGAATCCGATTTGGCTGGCGAAGTTGAAGCTATTAAAGAAGATTTAGTTGACAAAGTAGACGGGTACTTAACGTATGTCGTTGAAAATTGGATGAAGGATAATGAGGTTGCAATTGAGCATTCTTTGAAGTCTGAAATCACTGAATCATTTATACAATCACTAGGTCAGTTGTTTGCAGAGCATCACATCAATGTTCCTGACGATGCGGGAGATATTTTAGATTCCCTATCTGAAGAGTCAAAAGATGCAAAAGCTCAGTTAAACGATGCAACCGAAAGAAATATTGAATTGGCAGAGAAAGTTAAGAGCTATCAAAGACAAGACATTATTAGTGAGGCATGTAAAGGTTTGGCCGCAACTGAAATTGCTAAATTGACTGAATTGACAGAGGCTATTGAAGCTGATGACAATGAGCAATTTACAGCTAAAGTAGCTACAATTAAGGAATCTTACCTTAACAAAGATACCCCGGCGGAAACATCAGAAGTTGATGCAATCACCGAGGATTCAAAAGAACCCCAAGAGGTTTCTGCTCAAATGCAGAAATACTTGGACGCGATGGCGCGAACTTAATCAATCCATAAGGAGATAAAAATGGAAGAAATTAATCAAGTACAATTACAGGAAAAATGGGCTCCTGTTCTAGATTCTAAAGATGCCGGTAAAATTGTTGACGCTCACAAGCGTGCAACACTTGCCGTAATTCTTGAGAACCAAGAAAAAGCTTTCGCACAAGAAAGCGCTCAACTAACTGAAGCTGCTGCAGCCAACGCCACTACTGGTGGTACTGGCAACATGGCAAATTGGGACCCTGTCCTAATTAGTTTAGTTAGACGTTCTACACCTGCTCTTTTGGCATTCGATTTAGTTGGCGTACAGCCAATGACTGGTCCTACTGGTCTTATCTTTGCTATGAAGAGTCGTTATGGTACTCAAGGTGGTACTGAAGCATTATTCAATGAAGCTGACACAAGCTTCTCAATGGGTGCTGGTTCATCACCTTCAGCTACTGTTAGTGCTGATATGTTTGCTGGTGACTCTGCTGACGCAGACGCAGTGGACGACTACACTCCAGGACAAGGCCTAGCTACAGCATCTGCTGAAGCATTGGGTACAACTGGTGGTACAGCTATTCCTCAAATGGCGTTTTC